GGAATGTCTCAGGCACTGCGTCAAAGCAGCGTTCAAACTTATTCTCTTCCACTGTATCGGCTGTCTGTTTAATGCGACCTACTTCTTCTTCAACGTCAAGACCCGTAGCTGGAACGTACTTAAACTCGCCATTAGCTTTATTTACTACCCACCAGCCACCAGCTTTCTTTCCTGATGCCTTCGCATAGCCAGCAAGTTGTGATACATAACCAAAAGCATCACCCTTCTTCAGTGTGTCGAAAGACTCAAACTTGTTAGTATACGACCAATTAGATGCTGACTTAATATCATCAACAGCACCGTCAATAACAATATCGTAGGTGCCAGTGATGGATGTATCGTCATCAAGTTGTAGAGTAACCTTTTCATCATCTTCATATTGTACCCCTGCTTCTTTAAGAAGACCCTTGAAGACTGCCTCTACAATATCCCCAAGCATCATGTTCATTATGAATGTTGTCGGAAAGGGTAACGCTTTCTCTGGTTCGTTCTTCTCAAACCAAAGCTGACAAGTTGGCCTACCCACGTTTGACATACGCAAACCAAACTTGTCTCGCTTATTACCCCCACTAAACTGGCGTTGAAGTGCATTCATTACATCTTGACCCACTTGCTTAATGGTATCCTCCGACATTGAGGACTTACCCTTAACAGCGTTCTCCATGTACTGATGCACAGCCAGTTCGGCTGGATGATTGAGGCTACTCATCATCTACATCTACCGTGATAAATTCACCAACAACACCTTCATCTTCTTCTGGCTCACCGTGAGCAGCCTTGTCCCACTCAGACAAAACCCATGTATTGAAACCCTCGACATACAGCATAAACTCTTTGAAAACGTCTTGGTCTTGTGGTGTAACTTCAAGACTATTCTGTACATCAAGATTAACTACAGGCACATAAAAGGTAGAACCAGTGGGAAGTTCCCGACCCTGTGTTTCAATTGTCATGTGATGCTGTGGAGGAAGACGACGCATCTGACCCAGCTTATTGAAAGCCTGACCTACGTTCTTGAAACCTTCCTTACTATCAATCTCCCACACGCATGGTACATCGGTAACTTCTTGCGCGTCACCCTGTTCCGTTACACCAGACATAGATGCAGTACCAAACACAACACGAACCCTGCGTATCTGACGTATAAGTTCTTTCGTGCCATCAGGCAGTGCATCAAAGTCCTTGATGTAACCCCCAGGTTTTCCGCAGTTAAATGTGCCAGTAGTATCTTTCAGGTCAATGTCCAGCTTTTCTGCCATAACAGTTTTCTGATAATTGTTGGCATTGCTATCATATCGCTGATACATGAAGCGTTGAATAAAAGGACGCAGAATAACCTTATCAGCGTAGATAACTTGGTTATCTGTGTTCTGCAAACCCATTGCACCAGCAGATACAATCTCCATCTTCATGGTTTTGCCGTTAACGTCGGCATCCCCCATGATAGACTTCTTGTTAATACGCAACCGTGCCAGACTAGACTTCTTCTCGCCTGTATCATAAGCCATGCCCATCATCTGCGCCATAGCTGCATAGTTATTAGTATCAATAGTTGTTAGTTCACTCATTCATTCACTCCTTTCAATAAAAATAAAGACGAGTTATATCACACTACGTCCTTAGTGTCAAGCCAATTCGGGCCAATTTTCGCTTCTAATATAAGAGGCACATTGAAGTCAATGCCCCACCTACCTGCAATTAGTCCAGGTAATTCTTTATTGGTTGTGTCTATCGCTTGTAACACAAGCCTTTCTTCCATCGGGTGCATATCAATTACAATACTATCATGCACACTATTCACAATACATGACTTAGCATACTGTAATAGTGAGTCGATATGTAGCAGGGCAACAGGAACAATATCTGCTGTAGCCAACGACTGCACAGGATAGTTCTTTAGCTGGGTGAAGTGTGACACACGACCACTCTCTAGTCTTTGTACATCAGGAAAAGAAAACTCCCTGCCAGAAGGTGTGACGACCTTTTTGTTTTCTAAAGCCTCTTTAGCCAATCTGGTATGCCAATTTGCGATGCCTTTATACTTCTCCGTGAAGTGTGTGTAATACTCTGCCTCCGCTGGCGTTCTACCAAAGCCTGTTGCGCCATAAAGAGGTGCAAACGTGTGCGCCTTTGCTTCTTGGCGACTTGTAGGTTGACCAGCATCAGTAATAACTTGACTGGTATATGCATGTACATCAAATCCTGTAGATACTTCCTCAATTGCAACTCCATCTTGTGATAGGAAAGCAGCTACCCTGAACTCAAGCTGTGCAAAGTCTGCTTCCACAATTTTACCATTATCAAAACGTGATACAAACACTCGCTTGACAGGGAATGTACCACCACGTGGCATGTTTTGCATGTTGGGGTCAGCACCACTGAAGCGACCAGTGGACGTGCGATGCTGCAACAGGCGAACATGTAGCTTGCCATCATACTTTGTGTGCGTCTTGATGCCATCTACAAAAGATGATAGATAGGTATCCAACGCACTTAACCTACTGACATCGTTAAGAAAATCCCTAGCTACCTGCATATTGTTCTGTGTGGCTATACCTTTGAGTACACCCAAGTTACCCTTGCTCGTAGAGAAACCATTAGCACTAGCCCACTTGGCATTGGGTGCAGTAAACTTTAGGCCAGCGACTTCCTTTGTTCTCTGATAAAGAAAGCCTGATGCTGCGCAGTCTACACACTTGTTTGGTTTGTTGTACGGGTCGCCATTCTTCTTTGTCTTACGGACATAGCCTGTACCATTACATGTCTTACACTTAACAGCGTGTGTTTTGTAAACAACATCTGTCTCCATCTTTACGGTATCCCTGAAGTCCTTATCTTTCATGTAATGATGAATGGCGTTGGCCCATACAGTTTTATTCTTTGGCTTACGGCTGTACACCACCCACGACAACTGCTCTGGGCTATTGAGATTGACTGGTGTGTCGCCCATCAACTCGCGTACCTGTGCTGTCAGATTGTGCGTCAGAATATCTTTCTCTTGTTGAAACTCAGCCCTAACATCCTCAAGGACATCCATGTCCACAGTCAGACCACGCTGGTAAATACGAGCCAGACATACGGCTACTTGGTTTGTCAAGTCAACTGTACCCATAAGCCCAGCATCTGTAGGTGTGTTCAAACGATACATCAGCTTATCAGCAAGTTGTTGCGTAGCTTTAATATCGGCAATACAATACTCCGACAGTTCGTCAAGAGGTATGTCACGAGTGCTGTAACCCTTGGAGAAATATTCTTTCAGGGTATCCTGCTTCTTGGTATCCAACTCGTAACGCTCTGCACATGCCTCTAGTGACAGTGGCTCTTTCACACCACGCTGCATTACATACTCAGCAAGCATTGTGTCGAACACGGGTCCATCATACTTGAAACCCGATTCCCACAGCCACAGCAAATCGTGTGCTGCATTGTGCATGATAAGCACTGTGGCCTCATCAAGAAACATCTGCACACGCTCACTATAGTCATGCCCACTCTCATGCTCTTCGTGGTCAAAGGGAAATGCGTGATACACCCCTTGGTCGGTAAGTACACCCACCATAGTAAGACTGTTGTCTGGCTCAAATGGGTCAAGGTGCATCTTTCCATCACGCTTTGTTACAGTATTCTCTACATCCAGTGTTAGCTTCATACTTCATATCTCCCATAAACATTATCCAAATTACAATGTAGTCTTCCGTGCCATCCTGTCAACTTGTTCTTCACAATATTTAGGTGACGCTGTGGGTCTTGCTTGTTCTGCCCTTCGATGAGTGGGTTGGCTGCAATCAGTATCATAAGGTCGGCCTCTGCTGCCTTGCCTGTCTTTGACCCTTCCATCATGCTCTGGTTCAGAACTGTCTTACCTTCTGCTTCAGCAGACAACTGTGACATATAGAAAACAACACAACCATACTGCTTGCCAATCTCTCTAGCATAAATTACGTTTGCTTTCAATGCCTCATCCTGTCTCGTATGCCCGTGCATCGTAGCAAACTTATCACCCATGTCCAGAACAATTACGTCAGGCTGATAGCTTTTGACCACGCTCTCTACCCATGCCATGTTCTTGCCTGTCGAGTCTTTGAACCTGATGTTGTCTGTAATTTGATTGTATAAGCTGTGCGCTTTCTCCTTATCCCTAGATATTTCCTCCATCGTCATGTGTGTAGCAGCAGTAAGGTATCTTTCTGCCACACGAAGTGCCTTCTCCTCGTTACACAGGATGATGCACTTTGCACCCTGATGTGCAAACCCACGAGGTCCAGCAATCATACTGGCATGGAAGGATGTCTTGCCTGTGTTTGGCCTAGCACCAATCTCAATTAGCTGGCCAGCGTTAACTCCCCTAATCTCCTGTGCCAGTGTTGGCAGGTTAAACTTCCAACGACTCTCCAGCGAATGACTATCCAGTATTGAATCAATGCTAATATCTTCCCACTCCATATTTAGATTGGGAGTGAAGTCATCATTGTATTTTGCAAGCAACTCTCTCAGAGGCTCCATAGTGGCCTCATCACCATTGGAGTAGTTTACCCCCATGTTCACGATTACCTTGCCTATATGACGCTGAAACAGGCGAGAAACCACATCTGCTGCCACGTCGTTACCCATAGCCCTTTCGCTGCCCAACTTATGAAACAACTCCTGGTAGGAATGCTCCTGTGCTGTAGTCAGTGCCGGAGTATGTGCCAAGAAATACATCGACACTTCCTCTGGTGTTACAGACCTTTTGTATTGCTCCATCATCTTGTCGATGCAGCGTATAATCTTTACGCCTTCGTCGGTGAACAACTCGTCTGGGCATTTGTTCGCCCTATGTTCTTTGTAAAACTCCTCGTCCATTAAGGAGCGAATCATTGTCATTTCCATTGCATGTCTCCTAGTAATTTCATATCTCTATCGTTCCGGTATTTCAAATCTTGCTGTAGATTCAGTATCTTAACTGTGCTTACATAGTTCTCCAAAGCCTGTGCATGAGTTGCCGACTTGGCAATAGCATCAGGGTCTAGAGCAACTAAGACAGTGGAGAACTGTGCCAGATACTGTTTGTGAGTTTGTTGTAAACTCGTGCCAAGCAACGCCACCCCTACAAAACTTTTGACATTGCCAACAACAGCAGCACTAACACAGTCCTCCACCACGACAGCGACAGAACCAGTGCCACAGATATAGGGGAGACTGCTAGACCCATACCTCTTCCACTTTGGCTGTCGCCTTGTCAACGCCCTACCTGTAGCGTCAACAATCTTGTTATCGTGCCTCACCAGAAACACAGCGCGTTCCTCGCGCACGTCATACATCAATCCCAAATCAATGGCATCTAACTCGTAGCTGTCTGCCCAGTCTCCTACAAGTTGATTGCAAGGGACGATGTATTCTGGTAGCACAAAATTATCTTCCTTCTTTTCTTGGCGCATTAGTTCGATATCATCTATCGACCACATAACACCCTTCGCACCACTAGATTTGCATGATGCCTTATAACAATTCCATACGATGCTGCCACCCATGTTGGTCACAGAGAAAGTATTATAGCCCTTACAGTATGGACAATTCGTACGAATAGTTTCACCATACCTGACATCATAATCATTTAGTACATCATTTAATGTTACTATCATATTATGTATCCTTCCTTTGCCGCATCTAATGTTTAACTACCATGATTTCTACGCTTTGTCAAGGCATAATTTGCACTCTCAAAGGTATGTTTCATGTATGGCTTGACCGATTGTGGGTTAGCATGTCCTGTTACCGACATGATTTGTCCTATACTCACACCAGCATCAACCATTTCTGTTGTGCCAGTTCGTCGCAGGTCACGCAACTGTAATTCACTTGACAAACCAGCCTCATCCATAATCTTCCTCGCATGTTTAGGCAACTTATACATACTGTATGGCTTGTACACACCCTG